TGGACAAGAAATAGAGTACACAACCTTTATATCGGGCAATAAAAAGAAAAAGAATTTCAGAAAAGAAATAGACCCGCAGTACAAAGCCCACAGGAAGAAGGAACACAGACCTACCTACCTAGAGGAGATACTTCAGTATCTGGTAGATAACCACAATGGCTTCAGAACCGAAGGCTGCGAGGCCGATGACTTTTTTGGACACGCCCAGTCTGATGCACGAAAGGGGAAAAAAGAACCTATTGTCGTATCCGTAGACAAAGACTTAAAACAACTGTGGGGTGACCACCTTAACCTTGTGACCCGTAAATTTGAGAAGGTCCGTAAAGACCAAGCTAGATTGTTTTTCTGGAGGCAGATGCTACAGGGAGACACTGCCGATAACATACGGGGCATTGACGGTATAGGTGAAGCTAAATCCAAGAGGTATTTGCCCGATGGTATCAGTGACGAGAAAGCGGAGGAAGTCGTATCAACCTTCTACAAAAAAGAATACGAAGAAGAGTGGAAAGAAGTCTACAACAGAAACGCCCAGCTCCTATGGATATGGCGTACAATCCCAGACCAATGTCCGCACACGCTCGAAGAGGACGAAAAAGTTCTCGATAGCACCGTACAGTAGTAAATATGAATATGAAATTGCAAAACTTATGGAGGAACAAAGTGTTGAGTTCGATTATGAACCTGAGAAAATTAATTACATCTATCCGGTTAAGAACGGATATTGCAGCGACTGTGGTGGTAACAGTGTTGGTCGCAGGGCTATTTATACTCCTGATTTCCGCATCCATTCTAGCGGAATCTGGGTCGAAGCCAAGGGAAAGTGGGACGGGCAGGGCCGTACTAAAATCCTGGCAGTCCTCTCAACTTCTGATGCCTTATCCGTAGATAATTTTCGTATGTTATTCATGTATAACAACTGGATAACAAAGGCACACAAGATGACTTATATGGACTGGTGCGAACGACACGACATTATCGCAGCGGTAGGGAAAACTATACCCAAGGAGTGGTTATGAAATACTTATTGACAAGGTACGTTAGCGATACGAGCACTATAGAAGAAGACTTGGAACTGTTCGACACTAAAGACGAGATTGCTCGGTTTATTGGAACTGTTCGACACTAAAGACGAGATTGCTCGGTTTATAGTAGACACGCGCTGGCTCACAAAAAAAACTTTCAATTCGGAACACTTTAAAGACAGCATTATTAATCCCGAAGATTGTTGGAAGAGAAACCCAGACGTTGTTAGGAGAGCTAAAGCCAGAGAGCTCATAAAAACTATGGAAGACCTCCAAAAAACGAATGACTACGGGATGTTAATGTGGGAAGTAGGGTATGACTGGTACGAAGTGGAAGACGATTACAAATTTATCAAGGGTGGTTTTACCCGTCCCGAAGACTCTAGTTTGTACGATGCACTTTATGACCCCGCGACAGGGGAAAGTTATATGAGCACCATAGGCCACGTTCCAGGATATAGAGACTGAGGAGTTTGCTATGACAAAAACCAAAGAGATGGAAACCTTTCTTTCAGACCTGACACGCAGTGCGTTCGGGAGAAGCTATACCGAGTGTAAAGGAAATAACCAGTGCGTAACGTGCGGAGAACCAGCGGATATTTTCAAGGATGAAATAAGCAGAAGAGAGTTTGAAATCTCTTCGATGTGCCAGAAGTGCCAAGACAATATTTTTGGAAGGGGGGTGTTTGCATGAGCAGTTGGTTGATTGTCTTGGTAGGTATAATATATGCCTGTGTCGCATATGAGCAGTTAAATTGTGGCAATATAGAGCTGGCAGCAGTATTCGGTGGGTACACCCTCTCTAATGTTGGTCTTTATTACCTAACTTCTTAGGGGAATTTGTTATGAAAGACTTGGAACAACTATCAAAGTTCGACATTGACCTAAAATATGGGGAAATAAGAGAAGAAAAAATTAGAGATATGTTTGCTAAGAAAACCATAGAAGTTAAGACGGAACGAGACTGGTGGGAGACCACGGGCAATATAGCTTTAGAATACGAATATAACGGTAAACCCAGTGGAGTGTACAAAACTGAAAGCGACTATTGGTTTCACAGATTAGAGAAAAAGAACGGAGAGTTCTGTACTCTGGTTTTTCCTACGCCAGTGCTAAGAGAACTAGTAGACAAATACAAGGACAAAAAAAGTAAATATGTAGGGGACGGCAAGAAAGCAAAATGCGTCCTGCTTCCTTTGAGAGAGGTTTTTATATGAAACATATTATGATACCCGATACTCAGATATTTCCGTCTTCAAAGACAGAGCATATTGTAGCGGCAGCTAGATACATCAAGAAACATAAACCAGATAAGATTATTATTATAGGGGACTGGTGGGATATGCCCTCTCTCAGCTCTTACGATACCGCAGGAGACAAGGGTTGGGAACACAAGGACGTAAAAGCCGATATAGATATCGGGTGGAAAGCAATGAAGAGATTTCTCTCCTTAACTAGAAGCCCCAAATATGACCCAGAAATACACTTTGCAGTCGGTAATCACGAAGACAGAATTATGAGAGCCGCTAACAGCGCAGAGACCCGTATGATGGGGGGCTTTCTAAGCCTCAAAGAGCTGATTATAGAGCCTCTGCAAGAGCTAGACGTACAGACCCATGAGTTCCTGGAAATATTTGTTTTAGACGGCATCTGCTACAGCCACTATTTTGTTAATCCGACCAGCTTGTTTCCAAACCCCATAGGGGGTACAATAGAGTCTAAGCTGAAGAATCTGGGACACAGCTTTACGATGGGACACCAACAACATAAACAAACTGGGGAGGTGTTCACTTGTACCGGAGAGAGGAGGAGAGGTTTGGTCTGTGGAAGATTCTACCAAGACCATCACGAATATTTAGGGCCGCAAAAAAACGCCCAGAGCTGGTCTGGAGTCCTGATGAAACACGAAGTTTCAAACGGGGATTACGATTTAATGGAAGTGAGCATGAATTATCTTCTGAAGGAGTACACATGATACTTACTCCACAGGAGTTAGCAGACAGAGTAGCCGACAACTACGACCCCGACCTTATAGTCGAAATGTTAGAGCTGTCCAGTAAACAAATCTTGACAGCATTTATGGACGAATTTATAGAGAAAAGAGAGAAGTTCAATGACCTTGACGAACACGAAGAGACAACTGAGGAGGCGTGACCCCTATGCAAAAGAAGTCAGAACCGAAAAGTACAGGCAGAGGGTCGAACCCTCCAAGAAAAAAGACTACAGCCGCTGCAAAGAAAAAAGATTATGGCAAAGAGAAGGACACCATCTTTCTGGGAACCTGTATGATTGAAGGTTCTCACCTGACAGCCACTAGGCTGGGGAGAGAGATAGAAGACTTGGGCTTTAAATCAACTTACGCTAGGCTAAAAAAACTTTATAAGGAGTTGGATTAAATGGACTTATACCAAGAGTACATACACCAATCNAGATATAGCAGATATAGAGACGAGTTAGAGAGGAGAGAAACTTGGGACGAGACTGTGGATAGGGTGCGGGATTTCTGGGCCGACCGTATACCGAAGTCTATGAAAGAAGATTTAACTGACGCTATGGAAGCTGTACGCAACCAGGAAATTATGCCTTCCATGCGTATTATGATGTCAGCAGGTAAGGCTTTAGCTGACCACCATGTGGCGGGGTACAACTGCGCGTATGTACCCATAGATGACCCCAGAGTATTTTCTGAGATAGTGTATGTGCTGATGTGCGGTACGGGGGTAGGCTTTAGCGTGGAAAGTAGGTATGTAGAACGATTACCTGAGATAGACAAGAATATGATGGATACGGAGACCGTCATACGAGTTAAGGATAGCAAGCTAGGGTGGGCTAGTGCCTACCGAGAACTTATATCATTACTATATTCTGGACGAGTGCCTCAGTGGGACTTGTCAAAGATAAGACCTGCAGGGTCTAGACTTAAAACATTTGGAGGTAGGGCATCAGGCCCAGAACCTTTGGATGATTTGTTTAGATACACTGTAGAAACATTTAAAACAGCGAAAGGCAGAAAATTAACTACATTGGAGGTACATGATGTCGTCTGTAAAATTGCTGATATTGTTGTCGTTGGGGGTGTCAGGAGGTCTGCTCTTATCTCTCTTAGCAACCTCACTGATGAACGTCTTAGAGGCGCTAAATCAGGACAATATTGGTTACCGCTTGAGGAGGGAGGAGCACCGCAAAGGAGACTTGCAAATAATAGCATCGCATATACCACAAAGCCAGATGTCGATTCCTACATGGCAGAAATGGTTGCAATGTGCAAAGATAAAAGAGGAGAGAGGGGAATCTTTAGTCGGTATGCAGCTAAAGAGAAGTACAGAGACCACCGAAGAGATGAGAACCAAGAGTGGGGTTGCAATCCCTGTTCAGAAATCTTGCTTCGACCAGCCCAGTTCTGTAACCTAACCGAAGTCATTGTCAGACCCCAAGATACTTTTAAAGACTTGGGAGACAAGATTATCCAGGCCGCTTTCTTGGGGACACTACAGGCGAGTTTAACCGACTTTAAGTTTCTGTCTAAGCGGTGGAAGGATAATTGTGATGAGGAGGCTTTACTTGGAGTAAGTCTTACGGGTTGCGCTGACCACAAAATACTTAACGGATATCGCAAGTCGGCAGTAATGAGAGACGAAACTATCAAATGGTTAGAAACTCTTAAAGACTTGGCAGTATCTTGCAACAAGAAAGTTGCCAAGAAGCTGGGTATCAACCCCGCAGCAGCAGTAACCTGCGTCAAACCGTCTGGTACCGTGTCTCAGCTATGCGATACGGCATCCGGTATACACCCCAGATTCTCTGAGTACTACATACGAAGAGTACGGGGGGATATTAAAGACCCTTTGACTCAGTTTATGCAGAAAATAGGCATCCCCACAGAAGAGGACGTGACTAATAAAGAAAACGTAGTGTTCTCTTTCCCTATGAAAGCTCCTGATAAAAGTATTGTTGTGAAGGAAGTGAACGCTGTTGAACAGCTAAAGATATGGCAGCTATATAACGACTACTACACGGAACATAAACCTAGTGTAACTATATACTACACACAAGATGAGTTCCCAGAGGTGTGTGCTTACGTCTGGAAGCACTTTGATAGCATGAGTGGTATATCGTTTCTGCCGAGAAGCGACCACACGTACACCCAAGCTCCTTACGAAGAGATAGATAAGGACACCTATAAGAAACTGAAATCTGAAATGCCCAAGACTATAGACTGGAAGCAGCTTGCAGAGTTCGAGACGGGGGATAATACGACAGTCCAGCCTGAGTTAGCCTGTACTGCGGGAGGGTGTGAGCTGTGAAAATACCCACTGTAATAGACTCTATCCTAGCAGAGATAGCCGAGCTGAAAGATGAAGCTATGTACGCAAAGAGAGAAGCAGAGCTTAACAGAAAGCTTGCTTTGGAGTATAAAGAGAAGTACGATAACTTGGTAAAAAACCCCCCTCCGAAGAGGGGGTAAGAGAGGTTCTTAAAACGAAGAGCGTGGCCGGTCTTGTTTAGGCTCTTCTCTTGTTTCTCTGAATAAGACTCCTTTAGAAGCTCCATAAAGATATAAAGGAGTTATTATCCCTATGTTGTGGGCAAAATCTTTATAGACTTCTTGGCCTATCTTCTTACTTTTGTTAGCTAAATCTTCGGCTGTGTAAGGTTTGTACTTATCAGCTACTAAAGATAATTTTTTAATACCATCTGCATCTAGTAAAACTTCCCTCACAACTCTGTCTATCTCCGC